CTATGCACCAGATGGTATTATCAAGGGCGAGTCATTACTAGAAGAAGTTCTTTCTCCAGTCGTAAGGTCAACAGTTAATTATGGTTGGCAAGGACTAGATGAAATGACTTATGGTATTCGTAGTGGCGAGCTAGTAACATTTACTGCAGGCACAGGTCTTGGTAAAACTTCTATCATAAAAGAATTAGTATACAATCTATTCAAGAAAACAGAAGAAAAGATTGGTATGATTATGCTTGAAGAAAGTCCTAAGATTACTGCATTAGATATCATGAGTGTCGAAGCTAACCTACCTTTGCGTAGACCAGACATTCATATGAGTGATGAAGATAAAAGAAAATACTTTGATGCTACTGTTGGCACTGGTAGATTTTATTTCTACAAACACTTTGGTTCTAACTCAGTAGATAATATTGTATCTAGAGTTAGGTACATGGCTAAAGCATTAGATTGTAGATACATTGTACTTGACCATGTTAGTATGGTTGTATCATCTCAAGAGTATGGAGATGAAAGAAAAGCACTTGATGAGATTATGACAAAGCTAAGAACACTTGTCGAAGAAACAGATATAGCTTTGATACTTATCTCACACTTGCGTAGACCAGACGGTAAAGGACATGAAGAGGGAGCGGCAACTTCACTATCACAACTAAGAGGTTCGGCTTCTATTGGTCAGTTATCTGATATGGTTATTGGTCTTGAAAGAGATGCACAGAATGATAGTCCTACTGTAAGGAATACAACTTGCGTAAGAGTATTGAAGAATAGATTTATAGGTATGACTGGTCCAGCTACATATCTGTACTATGATAAAGAAACTGGTAGACTACACGAGACTGAGAAACCAACTGGCGAAGAGTTTGAAGATGAAACATTATAACAAGGGCGAGATTGATGCGAGTATTTTTAGATGTTGAAACAACGGCTATTACAAATTTATTACCAGATAGAATTTTTCTTATTGTATGTAAAGACGACAAACAAATTACATACTTTAAAGAAGATGAGCTTGATAAGTTTAGTTCTTATATTGATAGGTATGATGAGTTCGTTGGGCATAACATTATAGGATTTGATGCACCAGTTATTAAAAAGATTATTGGTATTGACCTACATGATAAAGGTAAAGTTATTGATACTTTAGTTTTGTCAAGACTGTTCGACCCAGTTAGAGAGGGTGGACATTCTTTAAAATCTTTTGGAGAAAGATTAAAGTTTGGTAAGTTAGACTTTAAAGATTTCTCTGAATACTCTGATGAGATGCTTGAGTATTGTATCAGAGATGTAGAACTTACGGAAAGAGTTCTTGGTTATTTGATTAAACATAATCCAGACTTTTCTCGTGAGGCGATTAGACTAGAACACGACATAGCTAGGATAATCACACAACAAGAGAACAATGGTTTTCTTTTTGATGTAACGAAGGCAGACCTTTTGTTAGGTAAGTTGAGAGAGAAGATAAATGAGATTGAACAAAAGGTTAGAGAAAGATTTACACCACTGCCAACCTTCGTCAAGATAGTGAAGCCTCGTTATCGTAAAGACGGTTCTCTGAGTACGGTTGGACTGAATGGTCTGGGAGAGGGGTGGGTCAATGTTATGGGAGATTTTTCTCTCATAGAAATGAAAGAGTTTAATCTTGGTAGTCGACAACAGATTGCAAGATACTTAAGATACTTTGGTTGGAAGCCGACTAAGTTTACTGAACACGGACAACCAATAGTAGATGAGAAAGTTCTACAAGGTATTACAGATATACCAGAGGCAGAACTTATTAAAGAGTTTCTACTACTGCAGAAACGAATAGCTCAAGTTGAATCTTGGGTAGAGGCAGTAGCAGAAGACGGGAGAGTACACGGAAGAGTGATAACCAATGGTGCTATCACTGGTAGAATGAGCCACCAGTCGCCCAACATGGCTCAAGTTCCTGCAGTGTATTCTCCCTACGGTAAAGAATGCAGAGAACTATGGGTAGTTCCAGAAGGCTACAAATTAGTGGGAGTAGATGCTTCTGGACTTGAGTTAAGAATATTGTCCCACTACATGAACGATAAGGAATATATAGATGCTATCATTAATGGAGATATACACACTACAAATCAAAGTCTTGCAGGACTTAGCACGAGAGACCAGGCAAAAACTTTCATCTATGCCTTCATATATGGGGCAGGTGACGAAAAGCTCGGAGCTATCTGCGGAGGGTCTAGAAATCATGGCAAAGCGATTAAAAGCAGATTTCTCAGCCGTACTCCAGCCCTTGCAAACTTTAGAAAACGAGTGGACAAAGCTACTGGAAAAGGTTGGCTCAAAGGAATCGACGGAAGAAAACTCAGAATCCGAAACCGACACTCCGCCCTCAACACCTTAATACAAGGTGGAGGGGCGATAGTTATGAAGAAAGCTTTGATTCTTTTAGAAGAACAAGTTAGTAAACATAAACTAAAAGCCAGACCAGTTGCTAATGTTCATGATGAATTTCAATATGAAGTATTAGAAACTCAAGCAGAAGACTTTGGTAGTCTTGCAGTTGACTCTATTATCAACGCAGGTAAAGAACTAGGAATTAGATGTCCTTTAAATGGAGAATATAAGTATGGGAACAACTGGCAAGAAACACACTAAGACTTTAGATACATTAGTTGATGATGTAAATAATATACTTACTGGTATATCGAGTGGTAAAGCACCTGATGTAAAAGAAGAACAGATAGACAAGTTCTTAAACAATACTAAACTTGCTTTACTAGATTGGTTACAACCAAGAAAAAGTTCTGGTAAAGGTTTACGAATGTCTGTTATTGGTCGACCTGCTAGACAACTTTGGTATGACAATCATATAGAAAGAAAACAAGAAATACATGACCCATCAACACAGTTAAAGTTTTTATATGGTCATGTACTAGAACACTTACTGTTATTTCTTGTTGAAGTTGCGGGACATAAAGTTACTGACCAACAAAAGAAAGTACAAGTAGAAGATGTTAATGGTCACATGGACTGTAAGATTGATGGAGAAGTTGTTGATGTTAAGTCTGCTTCAGCCATGTCATTTAAGAAGTTTAAGAATGGAACTCTGTATGAAGATGACCCATTCGGATATATTGCACAAGTCGCAGGTTACGAACACAATGAAGGCACTAGTAACGGAGGACTACTTGCAGTAAACAAATCATCTGGAGAGATAGCATTGTTCAGACCAGATGAATTAATGAAACCCAATGCTAAAGATTTAATAATTAATTTAAAGGAGAAACTAAGTAAAAATGAACCACCTGAGAAATGTTATGAACCGATTCCTCACGATAAAACTGGAAACCTCAAGCTTCCTGTTGGGTGTGTGTACTGTTCTCATAAGTTCGTTTGTCATTCTGACGCTAATTCTGGCGATGGACTCAGGGTGTTCAAGTATGCAAACTCAAATGTATTTATGACTAAGGTAGTTAACCTACCAAAAGTTGAGGAGATAACTGCACAATATGAATAGGAAGAAAATAAAAGTATTAAGACGAAGAGCAAAAGAGTTTTTGGTTTTGTGGTTGAAGTCTTTACTTCCAGAAGAGGAACAAAAGAAAGTTAATATAAATAATATATTAAGTTTAATGCCAACACAGACTCATTATATACACAACTTTCAATTACACTTAAGTGCTTGGTCATTTAAATGGGTAATGAAAAGACTAAAAAGAAATCCACATTGGGCATTTGAAGACTTACAACAAAGTGCTTTACCTAATGCTAGACGATTAAGAAAAGAAAGAATGGAGAATGAAGGTTCGTTATCGCTCTAAGTTTGAAGAAAATATTGTCAACGAACTTAGAAAGAAAAAAGTAAAGTATAAATATGAAGAGTATGAGATTGATTATGTTCAACCTGCTATTGATAGAACTTATCTACCAGACTTATACTTTCCAAAGACTAAGATATTCGTTGAGTTAAAAGGAAGACTAACTCTCGATGATAGAAAAAAACATTTATGGATACAAGACCAAACAGATTTTGATATTCGTTTTTGTTTTATGAATGCAAACAACAAAATAAGAAAGGGTTCTAAAACTAAGTATAGTGATTGGTGTGAAGCTAATAATTTTATTTGGTGCGACAAAAGTATACCTTTAGATTGGATAAAATAATGAAGATAAATAAAGATAAAGCCTACATAATACTGACACCTAACACACCAAGAGAAGGTGATGTTGGTTTGGAAATGATAAACTACACTGAAGACCCATCAGTAGATACCATATCTTATGGTATTCGTTGGTTGATTACTAGTAACCCAGAGCTTTTATATTATATAGGAGCTAGAGAAATGGAAATGGAACTAATTGATAATTTAGCTAAAGGAAAGGTAAAGACAAAAGATGAAGACCCAAGCATACATTGATAAAGCAAAAGATATTGTGTCTACTGATAGAGAGTTGACACATGGTAACAAAAAAATAAATCATGATAATATAGCAAAGATGTGGTCAGCCTATCTTGACAGAGACATTAACGGTCGTGATGTTGCATTGATGATGGTATTATTAAAAGTTGCAAGAACTAAAGCAGGTTCACATAACATAGATGATTATGTTGACATGGTAGGTTATAGTTCTATAGCAGGTGAATTATCGGAAGGAGAAACAAATGACTAATAATAATAATTATCTACCAACGACCTATCAACAATTTATCCATGCATCTAGATATGCGAGGTTTGTTGAATCAGAAAAAAGAAGAGAGACTTGGGAAGAAACTGTATCAAGATACTTTGACTTTATGCAAGAACATCTAAAAGAAAATAATAAATATAACTTATCAAAAGAATTAAGAAACGATTTAGAAAACGCAGTTCTTAGTTTAGGTATCATGCCTTCTATGAGAGCTTTGATGACGGCAGGTAATGCTTTATCTAAAGACCATACTGCTGGTTATAATTGTAGTTATATACCTATCAATGATGTAAGAAGTTTTGATGAAATAATGTATATATTAATGTGTGGAACTGGTGTTGGTTTCTCTGTTGAAAGAAACTATGTAGAACAACTACCCACTATTGCTGAAGAGTTTGAGGATAGTGATACAGTTGTTGTAGTTCAAGATAGTAGAACTGGTTGGGCAAAATCTTTGAGAGAATTACTTGGCATGTTGTATGGTGGTCAAGTTCCAAAGATAGATGTAACAAGAGTAAGACCTGCAGGTGCTAGACTTAAAACATTTGGTGGTCGTGCAAGTGGTCCACAACCTCTTGTAGATTTGTTTGACTTTGCAATTACTACATTTAAAAATGCTTCTGGTAGAAAGCTTGATGCTCTTGAGTGTCATGATTTAGTTTGTAAGATAGGAGAAGTTGTTGTTGTAGGTGGTGTTCGTAGGTCAGCTTTAATATCACTTAGTAATATACAAGATGATAGACTTCGTAATGCAAAGAGCGGACAATGGTGGTTAGATAATGGACAAAGAGCATTAGCTAATAACTCTGCTTGTTATGCAAGACGACCAGACATGGCTTTATTTATGTCTGAATGGAAAGCTTTATACGATAGTAAGTCTGGAGAAAGAGGTATCTTTAATAGACAAGCTGCAGTTGAAAAGGCAAAAGAGAATGGAAGAAGAGATAGTGAACATGAGTTTGGTACTAATCCTTGTTCAGAAATTATCTTAAGACCTTATCAGTTCTGTAACCTTACAGAAGTAGTTGTTCGTGCTACGGATAATAAGTTAGAGCTAAAAGAAAAAATTAGACTCGCTACTATACTAGGTACATTTCAATCTACACTTACTGATTTTAAATACATTCGTAAGATATGGAAACAAAACACAGAAGATGAAAGACTATTAGGTGTATCTTTAACAGGTATTATGGACAATAGATTGACTAGTAATCCAGATAAAGGATTGCTTTCTGAATTAAAACAAGTAGCGATAGATACTAATAAAGAATTTGCTAAACAATTAAAAATAAATCAATCAACTGCTATTACTTGTGTTAAACCAAGTGGTACGGTCAGTCAGTTAGTTGATAGTGCTTCTGGCATACATACCAGACATAGTCCATACTACATAAGAACTGTGCGATGTGATACGAAAGATCCACTGACTACTTTTATGATTGAGAAAGGTTTTCCAAATGAACCTGATGTTACAAACCCAAGTGCCGTGACCGTATTTTCTTTTCCTATTAAATCACCAGACCGTGCAATTTGTCGTAATGATGTAGGAGCAATACAACAGTTGGAAACTTGGTTGATGTATCAAAAGTATTGGTGCGAACATAAACCATCAGTAACTATATCTGTCAAAGATCATGAGTGGATGGACGTAGGTGCTTGGGTTTATAAAAACTTTGATCATGTAGCAGGTATAAGTTTCTTGCCTTACTCTGATCATGTGTATCAACAAGCACCGTACCAAGATTGTGATAAAAAACAATATGACGAACTTTTAAAAATAATGCCCAAAGGTGTGGACTTTGCAGCGTTTAAAGAAGATCAAGATAATACCACAGGTTCTCAAGAACTGGCATGCACAGGAGGTGTTTGTGAGTTGGTAGATGTTAGTGCAAATTAACACTTGACAAATAACCCCGCCCCGTGGTATAATACGAATTAAGGGGGGCACAAGGGGCGAATTAATTTAGGTTAGTTTGCCCCTAGCTTTTTATAGGAGAGAGAATATGAAATATCACCCAGACTATCCCATCAAACTTAAGCCTGCTAAAAAATATACGCAGGAAGACATAGATAAATTAAAGAAACAAGAGACAGAAGCGGCGGCACAAGCTTATAAAGTGTCACGTCGTTTAGGTAAGAGAGATAAAAATCATGCAGAAGCTTATGGTAATTATTTAAATCATAAAGCTAATCTGTCTGAACTAAGACGATATGAAAGAACTGGCGAATGGACTAACAACATGGTGCCAGGAACTAATCAAGAAATATATTACAGAGTGGTGGCTGAAGCGTACGACGATAATGGTAAATTGAAAAGTGCACCTGAAGGATCTATTGTCGACGGACAAGGAAGAATTATTAATGATGGAGATGTATCAAATGGTAACAGAAAATAAAAACTTAGAAGCATTAAATGCTGTAGTAGTTGCGAAAGGAAATAAATCTGAAGCAGCTAAAACTTTAGGCATACCCAGAACTACTCTGGTAAGCAGGCTAGAAGCGGCTGAAAGAGAGGGGCTGAAACCTTCTGTCAATCCTCCAGATACTCAAGCTGCCTTGATTGAACAAAAGATTATATATGATTTACAAATTTCAGAATTAAAAAAACATATACAAGAACTTGCAAAAGAAAATATAACAGCTGAAAATGTACGTAAGATTGTATTTAAGTTAGAAAAGCATACACCTAAACCACCTAAGTGGTTAGTAAAATCTTCTCCTGCCAAAGGGGCACCTGGAGTTCCTACTTTGTTTTTATCAGATTTTCACTGGGGTGAAGTAGTTGATCCTGAGTCCATTAATAATCTAAATGACTACAACAATAAAATTGCACAAAAAAGATTAAGAACAACTGTAGAAACTACTATTGATCTGTGCACAAATCACATGGTTAATCCTAAATATCCTGGAATTGTAGTAGCTTTAGGCGGCGACATGATCTCAGGTCATATTCATGAAGAGTTAACTGAAACAAATGCAGGAACTAATATCGAATGTGTATTAGATTTGTTTGATCATTTAATATGGGCAATTGATTCTTTAGCAGATGTATTTGGTAAAGTATTTGTACCATGTGCTTATGGTAATCATGGCAGAATGTTTAAACAGTTTAGACATAAACAAGCAGCAGCCACTAGCTTTGACTGGATGCTTTATCTAATGTTGGAAAAACACTACAAAAAAGATCCTCGTATTACATTTATGGTTCCTACGGGCTACGATGCTTATTACAAAGTATACAACATAAACTACTTGTTAACACATGGAGATAGATTAGGAGCTAAAGGCGGAGCAGGTATAATAGGAATGCTTGGTCCAGTGGCTAGAGGTGTTCAAAAAATAAAGACTGAGTATGCCACACACAAAAAGCCCATAGACTATGTCATTATGGGACACTGGCATCAATATATAACTCTTAATGGAATCATAGTAAATGGATCGTTAAAGGGATATGATGAGTATGCGGCTAGTTCTAGGTTTGCTTTTGAGATTCCTAAGCAAGCTCTGTGGTTTACACATCCTAAATATGGGGTTACTTTTCAATTGCCAATATTGTCAGAAACTAATACGATATCTAAAACTAAAAATGACTGGGTTCAGTGGGTAAAATAAAAGAAGCCATAAATACACTATGGGGTGCACCCGATAAAGGTATTGCAGGTGAGCCAGATCCAGAAGATTTGACGATAGACAATGCCTATAAAACTAGATGGATATGGTATCACACTTTTATGGCTTTGGAGTTGTTGATTATCATAGTATTATTAGCAGGTATTTTAGTTACTATAGCAATAAAATTATAACTTGAATGTGCCCCTTTTATTTGATATAATATGAGTATGAATGACGATAAAAAAACAGGTTTTGAGATGCCTAAACCAGATATGGGTATCGGTAAAGTGCAAATAGGTGGCGATGCTAAACCTATTGCTGATGATAAAAAAGATCCTATTGACGATCAATGGAAACAGGTTAGCAGTAACTGGGACAGTTCATTCAATGACGACTAAAGTTGACACATTTAAATCTTTAGTAGATATGTTAAATAAAAAATCTTTTGGAGAAAAGAATGATAGACAAAATAAAAGAAAAAATAAAAAGTATAATCGAAAAAATTAAAGGCTGTTTCTAATGCCATTTGAAATGATAACTATGCTAGGCTCTACCGTTCTTGGTGGAGTAATGAGTATCTGGTCACAAAGTATAAAAGCTAAACAAGCTGAACAGAAGATGCTTTTACAAAGGGCAGAAGCACAGACTAATGCGTTTAGAGAAGCAAGAGAGTATGAGAACGTAGGTTTTCAATGGACAAGAAGAATCATAGCATTGACTGCTATTTTTGCAATTGTTGTTTTACCTAAGATACTTCCTTTAATAGATCCACAAGCACAAGTAATAGTTGGGTACACAGAATGGAAACCAGGTTTCTTATTCTTTGAAGGTAAGGAAGTAATGCAATGGGTGCCTATGGCTCAACGAGGAATTATTATAACTCCATTAGATACTAATTTAGTAGCGGCTATTATTGGTTTGTACTTTGGTGGAAGTTTAGTTAAAAAATAATTAACTTATTCCATGAAAGCAGCGATAGTATCTGTCATTATATTTGCAATATCCGTAGCTTTAATTTTACACTATTCACCTTACGGCGGACAGCATAATCCAATGGAATGGTTAATTTGGATATATAGAAATGTTAGTTGGAATCTTTAATATTTAAAGACTCACGCATTTTATCTTTTAAACGTTTTGTGCTTTTGTCAGTTTTAAGATTACGGTATGTAGTATTTGCTTGCTGTATCCCCTCTGATTGCAATCTACTTAATTGTGGAAAGTACATGTACTCGTATCCTACTTTGTTGTTAAACGCCATTATCTCTCTCATAATTTTATTAATTTCTAGTTGTGCATCTCTAACCATGCCTGGATCAGGATTTACGTTTAGTCCTATGTAAATGTCTCGATAAGCTCTTTTAAGTTTAGTATTAAATCCTCTAATTTTTCCACTATACTTACCCTCTATTGCTTTGTCATAATATAAAGCAGTTCTTTCTTTAGAAATTTTAGTAGGAGTAAATCCGATACCTTGCTTTATTAAATCTAAAGCCGTTAAGTCTGCAGTAACAATAGTGCCGTATTTAGTTTCTACATATCCTTCGGTTGGATATTTGTATGTTGCTCTGTATAGGTTTTTAATAAATGTAGGCATAGCTGCCATGTATAAATCTAGATCATTGTAAAAGGCTGCAGTTCCTTCTCTTGAAAATATATCTTTCATTTCTCTAGCTGAATCTATAAACACCGCACCAGGTGCTCCTAAAAATTCTTCTGCTCTTGCTCCAGTAGGGAAACCCATCATGCCCATAAGTGCTCTTATTTGAGCAGACCCTGGCACTTCACCTAAAGATAATCTACGTTGCACACTTGCCCCCGTTCCTGCTTCTATGGCACCTTGCATTAAAAATTCTGTAGCTTGTGGGCCTACAGTTTCTGTAAACATTTCACGCATTACAGTTCTCATGTCTTCATTTACACCTCTCATTCTTTGTATCATTTTGTAAATTTGATCAAGCTCTTCCATGCCTGGCATACCCATTAACCCTCCTGTAATAAATAGCATAACCATAACTCTTGCAAACATTTTTCTACCTTGAGGTCCACCCTGTGTCATTAGTCTGTGTAATAAGAAAAACATTTGACTGATATAAGTTTGGAATAAGAAGAATACAGAACCAGGTCCTCTCATTATTCTAGGTCTATTAGTTTTAGAATAATTACCAAACGTATCGTCAATTAATATTCTAGCAAAATCTTGTTGAGTAGCCACACCACCTCTACGTTCTTTAAAAACATTCCACAATTCATTAGCTGAACCGTAATACTCATTTGCTCTCTCCATAACTGTATTATTGTTAGATATTCTATAAGCAGCAATGTACGCAGTTAAACGAGATATAGTCTCGAAAGTATTAAAGACACCACCCATAACGCTTTGTTCAAATTGTCTTACTTTGGATCGTAATTTTGTTTTTTCAGTTGGAGTCATAGCATATCCTGGAGCCATGCCTGCTTCGTATATTGCTTGTCCTTGTTTAATAATACCATTAGCCACATCTTCTTTGACTGCTTCTCTAACGTCTGCAGGTATCTTATCGAAGTCTAGATAAACATCATTAAATTCATTGTTGGTAAATGTAATCATTTTACTTACATCCGCAGCAGCTCTTGTCATCTCTTTGAGAACTGCGCCCGAGTTACTAAATTGAGCTAAGATCGGCCCAGTAAACTGCACCGCACTCATTATTTGTAATATGCCAGATGATAGATTACCACCTAAAAACCACCAGAATCCCAAACGTCTAGGTAAAGCGAACTCATGATGATGCGAGTTGTCCACCCCATAGCTAACCATACTTTGTATAGCTTCTTTTAACTTTGGTCTTTGGTTACCAGGCTGCTCTGTGTATTTTATAGCAGTTGATGTTCGATCTCTTACTTCTTTTAAAAATCTATTTCTTCCTGCGTACTCTGAAGCTACCATACCGAACGAAGTTATACCTCTTAGTATATCTCCATCAAATCCTGGAACACCACCAATCTTTTTTCTGCCTCTTAAGAATTGGTCAAATCCAACTAAAGTGCCGCCTTCTATACGTTTATCTAATATCGCTCTGACTTCAGCGTAAGCTTTGGCATTAGGTTCTGGCAGTTTAGATGCTAGCACATCCAATGCAGAAAATTCTTGTATAACTTTTTCACGTTCTGTATCTTTACTTGCTTTTACATCTGATATTACAAACCCTGCTGATGCTGGGTATAATCCAGCTAACTTGCTTATCACTTCGTCTTTCTTTTTTTCAAAAGTTTGACCTGTTGCCCGTTCTTCTACGTATGGTTTTTCTATACTCTCTGCATGAACTACTTTACCTTCAGAATCTTTAACAGTAATAAAAAACTCCCCATATCTTTGCAGTGGCACATAATCAAATGTTTTATATTCTTCGTATATGCCTATTTGTTTCTGTAAAGCTTTTAGTCCTGCTTCCTCTGTCCCTAGTAACTGTTGTATAACAGGAAGAGGGGCAAATAATTCTAATTGTGCTGAATCTATTTGTCTTTGTTCCATTGTCTGTAGTCCAACTACTATAGCACTTAGTTGTTGAAAGTTAATATTTTCCACAGTATCTCTATTCAATGTATTAACATCTAATCCTACTTGTTGTAGTAAATTGGGATCCATTATATTTATCATTTGAGCAGCGTTAATAATATCATCTACATAGTTAGATGCTATCATTCCTTTTTTAATTTCTTCTAATAATTTTTGAATCGCAAGTTGAGCTTCTTCGTAGGCTATAGCAATATCCCCTTCCAATATAATTATTTCACCTTTGTTAACTGTTATAACATTCTGACCAGTTCCCCCAGTAGTCATGTCTATTGGTGATACAAATATAATTTGACCGTTGGCATCTCTTCTGTATCTACCTTGTGCGCCTTCTTGTTGAGATATTATGTGAGCTTTAGCTAGTGCCACCTTTGCTCCTTCTACATTGTTTATAACATCAAAGTATCTTCTCATATCCATAACAAATTGCGTTTGAATTTCTCTTCCTTTTTGTTCCATTCTAGATATGGAGTCCCATAGTCTTGCTACTACAGGATATTTAGTAGCAAAGTTTCTAGCATGGTTTGCCCACTTACCAAAGAAACTTATATCTTTTAAGCTAGCTTCTTTGCCATCTTCAAATATTTTATCAGTGGCTTCTGCTGTTTTCTTTAAATCATCAACACCTTTTTTCTGTTGTTGTCTATTCATTGTTTCAGGTTTACTTAACTCATCATCTGCAACTGACTCTTGCATTTGCACTGATGCTTGATAGTTTATGTCTGTAAAATCTGGATTGCTGTTAAACTCAACCTCTTGTATTTGATTGCTATCAAAAACTATAAAAGATTCCTGTGCCCCTTTTTCTACTCCCCTATCAAAATCACCTGCACGCATGCCTTCAGCCATGTTAACATATACAATACCATCATAACCTTTTTCTTTTATTTTTTTTACTAAGTAAGCTGACTGCATATTTTTGTAATTTTTAAACTGACTTTTACCCTCCATAAAGTTAGCCTCAATTTCTCCTAACGCACGAGATATTGCAGCATTTTCTTTTTCTGTAAATAGAACAGGAGAAACATCAATAGTGTTATAAAAAGTTCTAAAAGCTCTAAAGTTTTTACTGGTAGGTGTTTCAGTAAGCCTCTCTAAAACTTCAAATGTATCCCAGTTTCCCATGTCTGGCATCCTTAATGGATTGTTAATGTATAATATTGCTGTATTAATACTACCTAAATCTTCCTCAGTTGCTTCGTCTATATCAAAGCGACCATCTTGAAATAATATGCCGCCCGTTTTTGTTCGTCTTCCTACGACTGGTGTTAGCGTAGTCTCTCCTCGCCTTACTTTCATATTGTATCTATCTTTTGCTTGCATTTCACTGCTTGCAAAATGCAAACCTAATTCACTAATTTTACTTGTTTCAAGCAC